TGTAGGGTTATTAAATATGACATTTGTAGCTACACCATTAAAATTACGGCTAAATCCATCAGAACCATATACAATAGAACTAAGATTTGACGTGGAATTGTCAAAAACTTCTATTCTACCGAAGTCGTCAGGCTGTGATATTGAAACATTAGTTCCAGATCCATTATCAAACCTTAAATTTCCAGTAACAGGATTATCTTCTGTAGTACCTGTAGTTGGTATAAACTGACCGCTTAAATGACCTGATAAGTCAAAATCTCCGTCAACGTCAAAATCTTCTCCATCAATACTACGCCCTATGTTTTTGGAAACACCATTGTATAGCCATTGGAAGGCATTTTGAGAAGATTGTATAGTAAAGTTGTCTGTTAAGTTAAAGCGTGCGTACAAAGATGATAATCCACTTTCAAATCTAACACCTGATTCCTGTGTCATTATTATATCTTTACCTCCAGACGTATTATCGTTGTCTAATACACTCGGCAAACCTTGCGCCGGCGTAACTTCGCTATTAGTACCCCCTGCAAAATCCCCCGCTACTAATTGGGTTCCCGAACCACCATAAATACCGTTAGTGCCTATAAACTGCACTAAGTATAAAATACCATCTTTTGTATAACTGAAATAGTAAACCAAATCTTCATTTGATAAATCTCTGCTTACTGAATTTGCAGCAGCAACATAATCCCCTGTAGGCAAATTTCCTAAAGATATTGTTTGCGTGTTTGGATCGTTGGTTACATCGTCCACTGTTAGTTGTTGAATATCGAAAAGGCTTAACATAGCAGTTGTTATAGGCGTACCACCTAAGCCCCATGTGCCATTACCACCATAAAAAAGGTATTTATAAATAAAGTTATCCGCATAAATAAATATTGCTACTGGCGTATCTAAAGATGTTACCGTGAAAGGTAATACCGTACTTCTCGTGCCTACTCCTGTGTTTATTGAAGAGACTACATTAGCTATACTTACCTCCCTGCCTTCTTCAAAGTTTACACGCTTTGTAAATCCTTTATGGTTAACGTCGCCACCTATTATAGACCATGTGTTTGTTGGCTCGTCATAAGTGTATATCTTACCTGTTTCTGTAACTTTTACTATTAAGTTGTCAACCTTATTATGTATATTTTGTAGGTCAGCAATTGTTGCTACTGTATTTTCTCTATCGTCTAAGTGCTGGTTATCCTGCAAATGAAATCCTGTAGGTACATTAACACCTCCTGTTTGTTGCTGCCCAAAACACAAACTGGTTAATAGTAGTATTAAATAAAAATATTTTTTCATATTAGTTAGGTATTGCAAGTTTGTAGGTTATATTACTCAATGTTTTTAAATTACGGCTTCTGTATAAATAAACCGTTCCAGTTGTTGTGCCATCTGCCAAAGTTAAACTAAAGCTTCGAGTATAAAATTCACTCACTCCATCGTTAAATGCCCCAGATGTTTGCAGGAAATTATTACCATCGTATACTCTGGCTGCCGAGTTATTACTAATTAAGTAAACGTATTGAGCTGTAGGGTTAACTATTTTCTGTAATGATGGCGATGCTTGCACAAACTTCTCTAATCCTGCTGATGTAATCGCGCTGTAAGTAGTAAAATCAGTTGCTGTGCTTACTCCTATCCATTGAGGTATATAAGTGGTATAGGTAGCTGTTTTGCTTTCATTTACAGGTGTTCCATTCCTATTGTAAGTCATCGATAAAGTATAGGCTGTAGTATTTGATTTATTGCCTCCTGAAATAGTTTGTGTGCCTGCATTTACATTCGATAATACAGAACCTATACCTTGATTAATTGAAGCGGATGTAAAAACATCCTGATTACTTACTATGTTATAAGAAACGCTTATAGCTGTAGATAAACCACGCTCTCCTGCTAATGGTAGTACAGATATACTTGATGTAGAGTTTCGGTAAATTAAAGCCGCTAAAGCTTCACATTGTTCAGGAGTAAATGAGCATGAGCCACCTCCCCCACCGCCAATAACGCTATATGGTATCTCAACTATCCTACCCGCGTTGCTGCCTGTTCTAACGCGCCCCAATGGCTTTACAAGAGTTGTATCTGCAACACATATCGGCAATGTAACCAAATTAACTCGCCCGTTTAAATTATTTGTTTGTGCGCTTAAGCCTAAAGAGGCAAAAAGTAATAATATCCAGTATTTCATATTTTTTATTTTTAAGATTCATATCCCGGTTCGCCTGGTAAAGGGTAAAATTCTCCTTCTCCCCATGTAAAGTTATTTAAGTCAGTCATATCTCCGCCTCTCCATCTACCCTCATATAATATTGGATATCCACTTTCATTAAATATAATAGTATTAAAATAATCTCCAATTTCAGCTATATACACCTCTTGGTTTACTGTAAATACTCCATCTATATAAACATATCCTTTTCTATATAATTTAGGTTCGTTAAATTCTGCGGGTCTATCAATCAGATTCAATATAGGCGCAATTCCAAAACCTGTTGCATTACCGTTTACGTCAGTTTGGCTACCTGTAATAATATAACTGTCAGGTGGAAAGTAATCATTGTTCAAATAGTTTTGTAATTGCTGCAACTTAAGGGTGTTAGCTGTGTTAGGTACTGCAATTATATACTGTCCGTTTGAATCTATTTGTAATATGTAATTCTCAAGTCCTAAAAAGGAATTTACAGCAACATCGGTTAGGGATTTAAAGGTAACAGAATCCCCCGAACCTGATCCATCGTTAATGTTACCTATAAAAAAATTTTCATCCTGCAAATGCGCCATTAACTCTAAAGGGCTTTGAGGATTAAGCAGGCTATTAGCATTATCTAACGTGTCTATATACTGAACAACACTAAACGGAACTTGATGAACTAATATAGCACCGTTAGCCGCTTTAATTGTGATGAATTGACCATCAACACCGCCCCTATAAGCATCCTGTGCTATTTCATCCCCTTGTGGACTTTCATTTACATTTAAGCTCCAAAAGTTACCGGAACGCTTTGTAATTACTAAACTTGTTATTTGTGGCTGTTCCATTATAGTACGAATGTTTGTGAATAAATATTTAAAGTATCGTAATAAATCCTTACATAAGCAGGATTAAAAGGTTGGGTTATATTTTGACTGCTTACCAATGCATCGGCTGGCTGTGGGCTTAAGTTTTCTGAAAAAACAGATGCGTTATACCAAGGACCATTTATAAATTCTGATAGCTGAATATCAAAAGGTATGTTTGTATTTGTTGTAAAGTTTTCAAAAGTAAAATATACCCTAAATGATTTTGCTACGCTATTCACACCAGTTATAGTGATTACAGGCAAAGGTAGTTGTACAACGTTGCTTACTATTCCTGTAACGGGGTCTGTTACCTGATAATACCAGTTGTTAGATATAGGGTTTATTATATATGTATCTCTTGTATCTGTATTAGGTGCAATTATAGCAGTTGTCCAGGGACCATCAGGGCTACTTGAATATTGGTATATTAGGTTTTCAGGATTAAAGTTTGTTTCTACCGTAGTATAAGTAACATTCTGAACACCATTAAGGGAAACGCTAAGAAGTATGCTCATTATTTCAGGGGTAGGCGGTGGTGTTGGTGGTACATGTGGGACATAAAAAGGGTTATAGTTATTTTCGTAGTCAAACACTAAATTAACATCACTTTCGGCATAGTTTTCTTTTCCCAGTAAGTTAGGCGTGTCAAATGCATCAAAAGGTGTTACCTTAAAGAAATTACAATAAACAAAAGCGTTTCGCCTCATTCTCTTAAATAACCTGAATAAGTAAATATCTGATATTGAGAAACGCCATGCTTCATATTCAATAAGTTTGCCACCTACAGTTGCACGTCCACCGCCTACAGGGTCATAAACTTCAATTTCTTCTAATTCTTTAGGTTGAAAATACCAAAGTCTTAATTGAGTTGATAGCATCTTTTCGCTTCCCTTTGCTTTGTAATCCCAACGGCTTGTAAACTGGCTATTGTAATCAGTCCAATAAAAAGGGCTGCTGTATATGTGGTCATTAGCACCTTGTAAAAAGTCAAGGTATATAAGTTGTTGACCGAAATCCTGATTATCTGTGTTTATAGCCCATTCAACTTGCGGTATTCCGTTTGCATCCTGAAAGTTTCTAACTATCTGTATTGTGTCTGTGGGTAGTTCTCCTAAACTATCCCCGCATGAATTACGAACAGTAACTACAAAGTTTTCTAACTCAATACCGGCACGCGTATAGGTTCTCTGAACGTAAGGCGCAGGCATTTTAATTAATTGCACTCCCTCGAAGCTATAAAACTGCATATTGGGGCTGTTACGATAAAACGTAGCATCCTCAATTGTGTTTTCTAATCTTATAAATACTGCTTGCATATATTATAATTTAAAGCAAATATACTATTTATATAAATGCTATTGTATTAAGCTTAACGAACGCTCTATTTCAAGCGCATTAGAGGCTTTTTGCGAGTTGTTTATCTTTATCCTGTCAAATAATACCTTTACCTCTAATTCCATCCCTACAACGTCATATAAAGTAACAAAACCATACTCGTCTACATACCATGTTATACCGCTTGGTTGATTTACATCATTTATTATTACTGTTGTGTCGTTGTGGAAAATGTAGATATCAAATTCTGTATATTTTTCCTCTAAAATAACATCGGCTTCCCCATCAAATAATTCTATATCCTCAATACCTTTACTTGTCGGTTGCCATTCTATGGACTTTATAAATCCACTTAGTGTTAAACCATTAAAGCCTACTGTTTTTATATAACCCCTAACAGTTCTAATCTTATAGACTAAATCCATATATTCGGCATAAGTAAGTATTAGTTTTATATCATGAACCTTACCGTTTACCAAAGCGCCTAACGGATTATAATTACCGCCCTCAATTATAACTTCATTATCTAAATATTTAGTCGTAGCTGTCGGATTATACATGTATGAAGCGTTACGTATCGGCAAACCATTAGAGTATAGAACATTTGTAGCAAGTTCCTCACTATAGCTATCTCTTAATATCCTTGCTAATGTAAATCTTGTATTAATCGCGCCTTGCGGATCTAAATTATTAAACACTCCGAATCCCTCATTTGTCCTTGCTTTAAAAGGTACATTTGTTTCTGATATTCTGTAAGTATAATTTGTATTTACTTCTGTATAGCTGTTTACTGTTACTCCATCAGTACGGAACATTGTCAATTGCTGTGGATTTACCTCTGATACTATGTAAGTACCTCTATTTTCATTGCTGTTTATTATAAACTGGCTTAAAACATCAATACCTAAACCTACAAAGCTAAATGATGAGTTGTTTTTTAATATTAAAGTATTTCCATTGCCGGCATGCTCAAAGAAATCATTTTCAGTAAATACATTGCCGCCTGTGTTAGCTATACAGTCTACTATAAATACCTTATCATCATCCTGCGTGGCTTGCGAGTCTTTTAAATCATTGGTCTTATCTAAATATTGCTGCCATAAAATAGCATCCCTAATAAAGTTTACAGATATATCCCGGCTATTGTTTACTCTTAGTTTAGGAGTGGTATATACAGCGCTACCATGAACAGTATCTAATGTATTACCATCTTCATTTTCTTTTTGGGCTGCGTAGTTTTTGTATTCTATTTTCAGTTGATTATATGCATATCTTGGATTTGCTTCTACATTGTCCTCTTCGCGTGGTAATCTGTCATAAAAACCTATTAACTCATCCCTATAAAAGTCTTTATACTTGCCTGTAAATATTGAGGGTGTTGGAGTAACTTCGTAATCCCCATTTTTCTCATTACGTATATGCTCTATAATATCTTTATTTGAAATATAAAAAGGTCGTTCTTTTAAACCTCGCATCAATTGGGCGTTTGTTATAAACTGGTCGTAATCTTCGCCACCTTGTTCATACATTGGTGCTGAAACATCCAAGCCTGATGCTGATTTAACCGCGTAATTTATTGCATCAATGTATCTTACTGCTTCAATTACTCTATTGTATGTGACCTGGTTAGCTGTTATAGTTAGTTTTGAATTGTATATAGTAGTTTTAGACACTATAATTGCGTTATCCCCTACCGATGCATGATAAAATACAAAATACAAAACATCCCCCCTATTCATATTTGGTAAATCTATATTTAAAACGCCATCATACTCATAACTTTGTAGGTATGATGTACCTAAAACCCCTGTATTGTAGAATATAATCCCATTTTGGGGATTTGTAGCCCTTGCAAATTCAGCTTGACCATCTGTAGTTTTACCAATACCAAAAACACCCCTAATACTAAATTGTCCACCTGTGTTATTTGTGTTTTCGCTTTTAATTTTAAGCTGAAACTTTGCCTTAACATTCCTTAGATTAGTTGTTGCTGTTATTATCTTGAAATTAGTAAGTTCATTAGGATAATTCGTTGTTCCCTGTGTAGGGATAGATGTATCGTATAAATTACCGCTTAACGATGCTGTTATTTCGCTTGTAGTTAGGTTTTTTATTGAATTAAAGAAGCCAGGCGCGAGTGCAGCCCCTCGTAAAAACAATTCTGTAGCTTGTGATGTGTTTTCCCATACGGATTTAGCATAAATAGGTTTTACCGGCACTAATACTCTTACAGGTTGGCATGGTGTGATTGTATTTCCTTTTAAATCAGTAGGGCTAAATAAGTTTGTAGGTAAATCAAATGTTGTTTTGTACTCACTTTCGGCACTTAATGCAACTACAACAAACTCTACCCTATCAATGTAATCAGTAAATGTTTGCATATCAATATTACCAAAAGGCACTATGCCACTTCCGTAGTCCTGATGGTATATAACATTAGCCTGATCGCCAAACCTTGAAAATTCAAGCTTTAATTCGTTTATAGCATAGCCGTACCTTTGGTTATAGAAAACCATTTTATATTTAGCATCCGCGTTTCCACTACTGCTTACATCGCGCCCTTTTCTGCTATCATCTTGTTTAATAGAAAAACCCACCTTGTCAAAACCAATAGGCTCATCAACCTGAATTAATCCGCGCTGCGTTGTTATAAACTCGAAATAGTGCTTTATCATTTATATTTGTTTTATCAAAGGTATTGAATTTGCATATCTTTGCTTAGAATAAAAAACCCTTAAACTATTACTTATGAAATTATTACTAATTACAATCCTATTTTTATTTTTTGTTTCGTGTAGTAAAGATTGCGAAGACGAATCAAAGGCGTTATTAAATCAATACAACAACAGCATTAAAAACGCGAATGGCAACCCTGATGCTATACGTGACTTGCGTAGACAATACGAACAGGCAAAGGCTAACATTGATTGTTAACCTCTTATTACATTTCCTTTAAAAGAAATCCTGTTATTATGACTTATGGTTTTAGAATTGGCTTTTTTCTGGAACTTGCTGTAACCCCTTTCATCAAAGTTTATATTTACACTCGATGAACTGCCTAAATGCCTTGCCATAATCCTATCCATTTGTTCCTCCGTAAGTCCTTTGCTTGGCACATTCATAAGCGGTAATCCTGAATTTAATAAACCACTACTGGCTATATCCGGATAAACTTTTGAGCCTTTTTGTAAGTCCATAATAGTATTAGTGTTTGGGGTAATCGAATAGCCGTGGCTTGGTTGCCATACAACTTCATTCTTGCCACCATCCCCAACTAATGCAGCACCTCCTTTATGGTAATTTGTTCCATCTTTATAAGCCGGTAATGGTCTTGATGCAACTGCTATGCCTTGTGCTAATCCAATTGCCCCTACAGCAATAGATAGACCTATGTTTGGCGGCACAGTAGCAAGAGCAGCAACAACAGCCTGCGCTGTATTAACAGCTATATTAAACAATGCAGCTTCTTTTGCTGCCTTAGCCTCTCTTATACGTATATCGCGCTTCTTATCTTCTAATTGACGTTCTAAATCCGCCTGTGCTTCGGTACTATCCCCTGCGTATTTTTTACGTATCTCAAACATACGCTCTGCATCTGCGTTCTCTTTATCAAACGCTGCCTGTCGGTTTTGGTTAAGAAAATTAAACACTTCTTGCAATGTATCGCCCATTGTTTGAAAAGCTACCGCTATTTTTTCTGTGGTTGTTTGAGCCTGGTCAAACATCTTACTGAATGTGCTGCCTACTTTTGTTTCTATTTCTCCCGATGCATTTATTATTGTATAAGTAACTTGGTCAAACATTTTACCTAAACTGCTAAAACCCGAATCAGAAAATACTCCTTGCGTTATTGATTGCAAATAATCAGTAGTAGCTTGCTTCATCTCATTATACAACTGTGCCACACTATCTGCTCTTTCTTTATCAATATCAGCTAAATTTTGCTCCAATGCAATTTGCTGTTTTTGCAATTCTAAAAGCTTTTGATTATTTGCAACACTACCGCCTTGCATCTTAATTCGTGCCTGCTCTTGTAGATTTCTCTTAATATCAACATTCAGTAGGCCAATTTCAGCATCCTGTTGTGCGCTGTTTATATCCCTTAACTTATTTTCAAGTTCTGCAAACTGCTTTAATGAGGTTGAGCCGGTAACACTATCAAATAAGCTTGTTTGTTCACTTGTATTGCCTAATTTAACCCTGTTTAAATCATTCCTTGATTTCTGCGCCTGTATATCTAATAAAACGCCTTGCAGTCTTTTAGCATTTTCAATAGCCAATTGAGCCTTTTTATCTTCATAGTCAGAATCTATCTTTGCCGCCTTAATCTGATACTGGTATTTTAATTGTCTTAGGTTTTCATAAGTAGCAGTGCCATCCGCGATAGCTTTTGTATAGGTTTCCTTTTGATTAGCATAATTCAGTTGGTTTAGCCTTACTTCCTCATCATGGTCAAGCTTTAACAAAGCATCTTTTTGAAAGAAGTAATTATTTGCAGCCTCTAAACGCTTATCGTAGTTTTTTTCTTCATCAGACATGATTTTGTCTTGATCTGATATTTGGTTTTCGGTATTTTGTTTTTGAAGCAAATATATTTCATGCAGGTAATCTATATCCTGCTTTTGTTTTTTTACTCTGCCTGCACCTACATAATCTACTTTTTTTTGAACTTTTAATATTTCTTCCCACGCTTTTCGTGAACCCTGCAACATCGCTAATTCATTTTGATTTGCTGCTAAGTCTTTATTTTCGGTAGCTATACCAGCCTTTAATGTTCTTACAGGTTTAGACAAACCGAACATATAATCGTTTTCAAGAGCTTTCTTCTTAGATTCCTCTAATAATCTTATGTTTTCTTTTATAGCATTGTTTTGTTCGGTTAACTTTCTCAATTTATCATTAGTAGAATCTAAAGCTTCCGCGGCATAATTTTTACGTGTTTGCTCTTCAATGTCTTTTAATTGTTGCATTTGAAGCTCATAAGCTCTTGTTCTTACTTTATCAGAAGTTTCATTTATCTTTGTTTTTTCAGATTTTAGAAGTTCAGAATAAAATTGCAAAGCTTCTCTAACATCAGCTATTAAACCAACAAGTATTCTACTAAATGTACCATCCCCGTCATTTAAAGCCCTTATAAATTCAGTCCACGCATTTCCTAAACGTGTGGTTTCGGCTGTTAGGTTCTCAACCCTTGTTAGATTTTCAACCCCATACGCTTTTTCAAGTTCAGCTGCAAATGCAGGCAGTACTTCTGCTGCCAATACTTTACCATCTTTTAATAGTTTGTTTAACTGTATTTCAGTAACTCCCATAGATTTAGCAAGAATGCCAAAAGCACCAGGCAAACGTTCGGCTAACTGACCACGTATTTCTTCTGCCTGTACATTCCCCTTACTAATCATCTGTTGTAAAGCTAAAAACGCGCCTTGCTGTTGGTCTACAGATAAGCCCATAGCGCCCGATGCTTTAGATACAGATTCAAATATTTGGTTAATTTGCTCTGCTGTTATAGCACCCGACTCAATAGCGTTTTTTGAAGCAGCATAAAACCCAGTATAAGACCTTGTAAGACCTTTTATTTCTATACCGTATGCTTCTGATATACGTTGTAAAAAAGCCTGTGATTGCCCGAATAATTCATTACTACCAATTACCTGCTTTAAAGCAAAGTCAAGTGATTGTAATTCTTTGGTAGTGTTAAATATATCTTTTGTAATCGCAGCAAATGCAGTAACACCACCTACAACACCAAAAGCGGCTATAAGGTCTTTTAATCCCCTTGCGGCCTGAGCAGGGTAATTACCTACATTTCTATTAAACCTGCCTACTGCTCTATCAGCTGCAAGAACCCTTACATTTAAAGTATCAAATTGCCTTTGCGCTAATGCTAACTCCCTGTTATATTGTCGCTGCGTTTGCTCTGCTGTTCGTCCGCGTGCGATTAAGTCCTGTACTCTCCTTGATGCTATATTTTGTTGCGCTGATAATCTTTCGTAAGAGCTTGCAAAAGTGCTATTAGCCTGTGCAGCCCTTGAAGCATTGGCGGTTAATAGTCGTGTGTTTGTTATTTCTTCCTGTGTGCGTTGATTATTAACAGCTCGAGCCTGTGTATTGCGGGTTGTTGCGGCATTAGTGGCTGTAATACTATTAGCAAGTGCAGCATTTAATGCTATTTGTTGCTGCATTAATTGATTATTAGCTAATACAGCAGCATTAAGTTGTGTGATTACACCACGTGCTTGGCTTGGAACTCTTATATTTCTAAAAGCTTCACTTATTTTATTAGCGTTCTCTACTGATTTCAATAATTCAGTATTTAATTGCTTTATGTTTTTAATTCCTTTTTGTAGTTCAGCCGTTGCCCCTGCTTCTACGTAGGATATAAGTTCTTTAGCCATTTTTATTTATGTATTTTAGCAAGTCGCTTAGACTTTTCTATTGCTGATTTTTTTAGAAACACAAACTTTCTTAAACTCATATCTTCCGGCACACTTCTTTCAAGTACATTTTCAATACTTACTAAATCTTCTTCAAAATGGTATTGCACATCTTCTTTTGTATCTTTTTCTTTGCTTAACTCAAAGTTTAAGTCATTTTGCAAAGAGCCTAATACTTTTTGCTGTATTCTTATAATCTCGTCTAAAGGATCTTTATTTATATCGAAGCGTACATTTACCCCTTTTATTAAATTAATTACTCTAATAGCCTCTAAAAGCTCATCATGGGTCATTATAGAGAATGTTATGTGATGTAAACACGTTTCAACCATGTTAATTGTCTTACGTATGTTTTCTACTTTACACCTTTGCGTGTACCAATCCATTATTTGAGTATTATTATCAACTTCTATATACTCATCAAATATGATGTTGAATGCCGATTCTAAGTTTTCGGCTTTATCTGTGCCTAATTGGTCAAACTCTCCTGAATGCATTATATGAAAGAATACTTTTGCGGGTATATCGCAATTAGTCCAGTATATAACTGGCTTAGTTTCTTTTTTTTTCTTACTAAAAAGCTTAAATAATGCTATCATTGCCCTAATTGTCTTTTAATATATCTTATTAGTAAAGGAGCGTGTGATTCTCTTTGCAACTGATTCCATGTGTTTTCGTTGATAATTCGTAAATCATCACCGTATTTACCAAACAAATCATCTGATTTTTCGTCGGTACTGTCAAATAGGTATCTGTTTTTAGCCCTAACATCAATAAACAACCCTCTCGTAAATGCTCCTGTTAATATTAAATCTACTGTACCGCCTGCTAATGGATTTTTAGCCCTTTTAAACAACTCATACTGCCTAAACCTGTAATAACCTATATCGCTACCGTTTGGACGTTCTCCGCGCTTAAACTCATTGTATTTAGCCGATATTGTTTTTGGGTCACGTTGAATAATACGTGGCGTTTCAATTTCTATTTTAGGTATAACAGCCTCTAAACGCCTTATCATTTCACTCGGAGAAATACCCATAACTAAAACGTATTAAAAAAGGCAGGCAATACGAATATATACCTGCCTTAATGGTTTAATTTACTTATGTAGTTTACTTTGGCTTATCTGCCTGTGTATCTTTAGGTTTAGACTCCCCATGAGGAACACCAACTAAAAGCTTTTTAGCTCTTTCAATATCCCCTGTAGGGCTTGTATTTTCAGACACATATTCTATCTGTTTCTCTTTAGTCAAAGCTAAAAAGTCCGTTGCCGCCTTGCCTGTAAAGGATATAAGCGCGGGTTTCCCTATTCTTACTACTCCATCTTTCATAGCTTATACTGTAAATGGTTTAGAACTACCTGCATAAAGCTGTATGGTATCATCAGGACGTGCTACAAATACAGTCAACGCCACATCGTAAAGGCGTAGTTCGTATGTTCCTGCAACAAGTGCCGATACAGTTAATGTATAATTACCATCTCCCGTTTGAGCCGTTACAGCCGATGGAGTAATCAAAGCATTAGTAGTAGTGTTTACTAACCTAAAGTTTGTCACATCAAGAGAGTTAACACCGTATGTCCTATTACCTAATGACCTCACTTGTACATTTAAGCTTGTACTACCTACAGCAGGAGTATTTACTATATTCAATGCAACTCCTACAATAGCCCATACATTGTTAAAGTCAACTGGTGCGTTTTCAGCAGTCATTACTTCTATGCGCCTATTATATTGATCCTCATTAGTTAATTGAAGTTCTACAGAAGTCATAGCAGAAGTATCTCCTGTAGCAGGCATGAAAGTCCTTGTATTAAGCATACCTAAATCAAATCCTGAAACCCTAAGCCCATTAGCCGACAAAGCAAACACCAAGTTACCTGCTAAATCTACAAACATTGCTTTGAAGTTGGAATAGCTGTTAAGTCCATAAACACTCCTATGGAAGTTTACACCTTTATCAAAATCGAATTGGTATTGTGGTTTACCGTTACGTATTACTGTAATTATACCGGTGCTGTATTCCTCTGTAGTAGGTTCAGGCGTGTTGTTTGTAAACTGTTTACTGCCTGTTAAAGGTATTAATGTACCTCTTTGTATTAGTTCCACAATATCATCTTCTGTCAATGCTTGAAATTCCTCAACCGTTGGATTGTAGTTTGGATCCACAAGAAAGAGTGTTTTATACTCTTTTAGGAATATCTCACATGTAACAGTACCTACATTGTAGTTGTTTTTCTTGCAATCTAATGCTCCTATTAAGCCCATAATTTTATTTTTTAGTTTGAGCAAAAATGCCCGTTAATATCGTATTGTACATTTAGCGTAATCTTAAAGCAATGATACGGCTGATTATCATCGTCAGGATTGAAATAAACACCCCTGTATACATTATCTATACCAATAACAACTTCATCTACATTTACCACGTTAGAACTTACGTTAAAGGCTTCAATTACTTTTAAAATATCAACTCTTACTTCTTCATCACATCGGTAATTAATATCCGGATTTATTTCTTTTAGGTTTAAAGTAAAATATACATCAAGTTGTGCGCTGTAGTATTGGTTATTTTCCTTTTGTGGATTTCCAACTAACACAAAGAAGCATTTATTGCCCTCCGCATTGTTTACTGAATCATAATTTCCATTAGCATAATAATGCTCTATAGTAACATTGTCTTCTCTGTAAACAACATAACAACGAGGATAAATATCTATAAGATTTGCCCATGATAATTTAGAATTAATTCCTTTTTGTAAATAAGCAACTAAAACATCTATACCAACTGGGTTATCTTTACCTATTACCATATCCTTAAAGCTTTTAATGTAGGTGCTAATTTAACCGTTCCATCAGTATTTAGAGTTGCGCCATCAGGTATTTTAGTAGGGAATAAAACATCAATAAGATTGCTTACAGCTTCCCTGTATTGAGCATATAAACCTTTAGTTAAGGAAACACCCTCTTTAGTATAAGCACCATGTAAAGCTTCAAAAAAATCAGCATCAGTAAGTTTAAAGCTATTTGTGGTTTTATTACTCCTTGTTGTCAACCTAAGTAACTCTAAGCACTTTATAGCCATACTTAAGCCTATAACCTCCGTAAATGCATTTACATTTAATACAATGCTTTCTGTGTAGTACTCTAAATAATTAAGGCTTTCAATTAAGTTGTTAAACTTGTACTTTGCCCTTATATTTAAATCGTACACTTTCAGCAAAACATCGGTTGCAGCGTCTACTTTAATTTTAGCCAATACCTCGTTTAAAGTGTCTTGTTCTACATCAGGATTTTCAATAGACCACCATACTTTTTCTACCGTTGCTAATGCGTGAAAGCTATTTACAAATAAACCGCTATCACTTAATTCATTTTCAACTGTAATAACAAGGTCAGTTGGCTGCACGGGAGCAAACCAACCAACTCTGTTTTTAAGTGTGTCTATGGAACTGTTGTTATACATAAGAAGCTTGTACCACGTTGGTAGTTAATACAAATATATTATCTATATCAACAGATGGGAACGCGTTCATTTCCATTGCAGTAAATTCTACTAATGGATCGCTTTCAGACCATTTAGAAACTAATGTAGGGCCAAATTTAGCATAAGATTTACCGGCAACCCTGTGAATATCTTCCATTGAAACGGCATTAAACAAAGTACCTAATTTACCCATAGGTACAAAAGAAACGTTATTGGCGTTGAACGGCTTAATAAAGGTAGGCTTACCATCAACCTCAATGTTTGTTTGGTGTTTAACTATTTCTATTTCTGGCCATTGGTTAGCTGCAAACATTTCGTTGATGTTTGTAAGCGTAACGGCAAAAGTTGCATTTGCTTTACCTACATTAAAGAACGTTTGAAGCATGTTTCTTACCTCTGTTGTTTGCTTAAATTGCAACCATAGGTCATAGCTTAGTATCATTTTACCAAACATCCTACCTCTTGTGTTCCATTGGTATTGAACAAAGTTTTCGATGTCTGTAATTGGTTTTGCATTAGCTGCATCACTCCATACTACAGGTACGCCTTGTTTTTGATAAGGCTGTGCTAATAGATCTACTACACCAAACTGTACCCCATCAGGGTTATTTGTTGCATTAACATCTACTGTAAGTGTAGATATAGCCTGTAAAAGCATAATATCAATACGTTTATCGCCTGATACAGCAGCTTCTTGTAAATCTTTATTAAGGAATGCTATAAGGTCAGATGCCCTACCACCCGCTACAGGTAAAGACTTAAGTACTTCTAAAGTCCTCATATCATCCTGGTTCATCCTAAACTTTTCTTTTATCGCAGGTATTTTACCTTTGTAAAGTTCAAGTTTGTTACGGCTCCTTAATGGTGCAGGAGCATCGCTATCAACGATTGATGCAGCCGCGGCTATTCTCTCTCTTCCGATAGCAGAATCAAAGCTAAGGCTCATTTGTGGCAAACCTGTGTTTAGCCAGTTTCTCCAGATAGATTCCTGCTGTAGATTTAACTGTGAAGAATCTAAAAGAAATTGTAGGTCTTGGCTTGTTGCCAAATTACCAAAATACGATGGTGCTATCATTTCTTATAAAGATTGTGAGTGAATAATATAAGCTCCATTCGCTTTTAATGCTGCCTCTATAGCAGCCGAATTAGGAACCCTCCTTGCGTAAACAGTACCGCGTATTACAGCAGATACCGCTATGTTTGTCTGTACTCTTGCATCATCATAAAGACGTGCATTAATAGCAGGTAAAGCCGATGCCGTTGCGCCCGTAGCTGTGGATGCATATACTGTATCCCCTGCCGTAACCGCTCCTATGCTTGTGCCCACTGTAATAGTATCGTACAATCCATTAGTAGTATCTATGGCTGTTATAGGATATGCTTTACCACCGGTAGCACCCGATGCTAAGTTATCCCCTACTTTTAGAGTGCTGCCTTTTTCAACTTGGTAAGTTGTTGCTGTACCGCCTGCGTTAGCATAAACCCTACCTGTATTTAATGTTGTTGCAATCCTTGTACCCTCATCATACACTAATGGTGTGCCTGCCGGTACAACCGCGCCTAATGTAAGACCTGCAATTGCTAAACGGAAACCTCCCTGTACTAACTGAATATCTTTACCGATACCCTGCCATACTGGTATTCCGTTACCTCCTACTTCACGTGTATATCCTATACCTCCGCTCATGTTGTTATTTTTTTTCTTGTGATTCTGCAAACGCTTTGATTGCAGGGTTAACTTCTCCTGACTTAACAGGTGTTGTTAAAATACCGCCTAATGGTGTATCATTTCCTAACGCTGCTATTTTATTAGCTTCCGCATAAGGCGTATAAGCGGCTGTTAATTCTGTTATAGCATCTTCAAGTTTTGTTTCGTCTGCGGGTATGTACTTATCCCTAATAAAAGCAGGAATATCTTTAACCCTTGCATCCGATGTAAACTTTTCAGCTACTGTTTTTTGTGTTTCTCGCTGTTCAAACGTTCCAATCTTGGTGGCTAACCCCTCTATAATAGCATTTTGTTTATCTATAAACGCTTTCATTGCAGGGCTTAAATCATCAGGTAAAGGATCGTTTTTTGGGTCGTCAATTTTAGGCGGCTTAACTTTAGATTCCAAATCCCTTATTTTGTCATCTGCTCTCGCGATGTCGCTAAAAGGGGTATATTCGTTAGCTTGGTTAATTACCGCGTCTATTGCCGCGTCGTCAGCGTCATCCGCAGGCATTTTAGATAGTCTACCCGAAATCTCGTTTAGCCTTGTTGTGGATAAGTTAGCCTTTGGAAACAATGCCCTTAGTCTACCTGAAATCCTTGTTGCATCTACTGCCATAATATTTAAGTTTAGTTTTTACATAACAAAAAAAGCCACCTAATGCAGTATAAATGCAAAAGATGGCTTAAAAGTCTTTACGTATTTTGTTGAGTGCTATGCATCTTTACATAGTTTATTTACAGCAAATATAGTTATTTTTTATTCAGTTTCAATTATTTGTGTTTTTTCTTCATCCTGTATCTTTTTAAACGTAACCGTTGGATCGTCGCTTAATGGGTTTTGGTTAATAGATTCCTCTTGTGAAAGTATTGCTTTGCCTCCATTAGCCTTAAGTAATAAGTCCACCATATCGCTTTCAGAACCTATACGGAATAAATCATATTCAGGCGTAACACTTAATTCTTCCCCGCCTCTGCATTCAGGATATATTGCGCATATTGCAGATATAAGGAAGTTAACGCGCCTTTGAATCCCTAATCCATAAACTCCCTTTTGCATGTTCTTAGCGAATGTATGAGGTGCTATTAAAAGCCTGTCCATAATTGGCCCCGACAATTGCCCTGTTATTTTAGCCATAGCATGAGCGGATAAATCAGCTTGCATAGCCATTCCAAATATATCATTTTCATTACCCTCTAATTCCATTTTTACAGATTCAGGCGCCCCAGTTGCTGTAACATATTTCAAGTCTGCTCCGTTTTCTAATTCAATTAACTTTCCTGCCTCACCTTTAGTAGACATGCCCTCTACTTTACCGATGGCTGCCAATATAGGACTACCTGAATAATCGTTTTGATCTGAATGGTTAGACTTTAATGTTTCACGTCTTTCTATTGAAGATTGAGAGTTTGCCCATATAGGTTTATCTATTTGATAAAACACCACCGGTATCTTACCGTAAGCTAATTTAACTGAGTCTTCTTGTTGATCCGTTTCGGTAGCTTGCTTATATGGCATTAATACCCACTCTGTACTTCTGCTTTTTACATAACGCCTTAACTCATTGTCTGTGTAAACATCAATGTGGTCTGTTTCTTCATAACCTTTACGTATCGTATAAGCTCTTGCAAATGCTATAAGGTCGTCGTATTCATCGAATACCGGTATTAATTTATATCCTGTTTTAGGAGAATATACATTACATTTTAGTTGGATTTCTTTAGCGCCATCCGGTTTATCTTTTACTTTCTTATACCATATTTCAGCGCATTCAGTTTCAGAATATAGTGATTGTCCTATTTGATTGTTTTTAAAATCAAGCTTCTCATCTCTCCATATTTTTAACAGCCTGTCATAGGTATTTTGCTCTGCACCCTCTTTTGGGTTAGCTTTAAGGTTTACTTTTCCAGATGTTAAAAACGCATTAGCGGTAACTGTTAAAAGTTCTTGATAAGAAAGGGCTATCCTGGTTACGGGTACAGTCTTCGTGTATGAATACGATGTTCCATCTTCATTAGCGCGTTGTAGTTGTATTTCTTTATCCGGCCTAAAGTAAATATCATTTATCTTATGCTTTTTTGAATCGTATTGTTTCCTGTATAAATCTTCATTGTAATAAGAATTATGGCACTTATATATTTCAGGAATAAGCACTACAGGGTTATTTAGGTTTTCGATAAAGAAATTAAGATCCATAACTTTTACTTTTTAATTATATGAATCCGCTCCAATTAACATTTGAAACGGGTTTATTAATATATGCTAAATATTGTGTATTAAAGGCAGAAACCATAATGTAATCAAATAAATCACTAAAATGTCCTACCTTTTGGTAATTAGCCCCTGTCTTGGGATCTTTAGCGGTTTCCTTTAACTTAGTGCCATCTGGTGCTTCTTTAAGCATTATAAAGTCGCTAATAGCTTTAGTGCATTTCTCATCTATTGTAACTTTAATCCCGCCTAATCCTGTTTCAAAGATAGTATTTATCCAGTTACCACGCATTACTACAGATGGATTTGAGCGTGTTACACGGTTTACAGGTTTGTATTCCTTAAGATATTCAAGTATAAGTGTGTAAAAGTTATGCCCTTTTTCAAGTTTAGTGTCTTGCTTGTTGGCGGTTGCATCGCCATATACAAACATGCCGCTATTATGTGCCGGATATTTACGAATGATTTCATTACACACAGCCTTAACGGTATTGTTTGGGGTTTCTCCTGCTATCTCATCAATCATTTTTAAATGCAATCCCTCAATTTGAAATATCCCACACGGTAGATACGGGTTAACATTGTCATCCCAACTTATATGCAAAGCTAATGCGGGGTCATAAATATTTCTGCCTACCTGATTATCTTTAGTGAAACGCTTATAGAACTCCCCTCCTTTACGAATGTTACCCCATTCTCCTAATGCGTAAACTTCATAGTTAGAATAATCTGTTAACCTATCTTTTTCAAAATCTTCTATGGTATGTTTATCAACAAAGCCATAAATCATTTTCATATTTTCAGTAGGGAAAAATCCATTCCTGAATATTACTGGATTACCAAACTTATCAACCCATTTACCAACTATGAAATAATTATTTAGATAAGTAACTTTATAAACAACGACATTGCCTGAAACTGATTGTTGTTTTAATGCAATATTCCTATCAGTTGATACTGTAATTAAATCTTCTTTATCGAATACCTCTTTTTTAATCCAATGCTCTTCTGATATAGGGTTAAATATTCCTATTATCTGCTGCCCTGCTTTACCCCTAAGCCTTTTTCTTATCTGCTTAAGGTCTATATGTTCCCCTTGGCTTATCTCTTCATAAACAACGCGTTTAAACCTCGCTAAACCTTTTATCTTTTCGCTGTCATCTAAACCCCTAAACCTAATGTAAGAACCCGTCACGAGGCATTTAATATAGTTTATTTGGCACACAAAATAATCCTGCAATCCCCAATCGTTTATTATACCTACGTAATCAGCATAAATTGAATCTCTTATATCAACGCCAAATTTACGCACTACCATTGTATTATCATCAGTAAACCTTAGCTTCCTTATTAAATCAGCTTGGCAAAATGTAAATGTTTTTGAAGCAGAAGATCCACCGTATAGCCAAATATATCTAATGCTATCATTATTTAAATCAGCTTCTAACTCCCAATATAAGTCATTAAATAGATTTGGGTTGAAATCAATCTTCTGTATCGCTGCCATAACCTATTTTAATTACGCTTGCCGGCAAGTCTTTTCCGTTTGTGGTAACATCAGTTCTATTTGCTAAACCTAATTTGCTTGCAATAATATTAGGATTGAAAGCACCAACTGTAGCACCCTCAAATTGTTGTACGCCTATAATTTCCTTAATACGTGTTGCGACTTCAAATAAATCTTTCCACGGATCGTTGTTAGAACAGTAGTTTAAAAAGGTTTGGTGGCTTATATCAGCGAATGTACAGAAGCTTTCTATACTCATTGGTGTAACAGTAGGTATCTGTATTATTTTGCCTGCCTGTTCTCCTGATTTAATAGCTTCGTTCTTAAACCAAGTCTTTTCACTTATCCATGTAAAGTATTTTACGGCTTCATTCCATAGGCTGTTTTTATCAAAAGCAAAGTTTGGCCCATTCTTTTCTCTGAACTCCCAATAGTTATTTCCAAGTGGTGCTGCCATTATTATTTAATTTACATGTTAATTAATAAGCAAATGTAGTGATTATATTAAAAATAAAAAGACACCGGTTAAGGTGTCAGTAAATTATCTATGTAGTTACGCTGTCGATAGAGAAATCCCCTATTGTATCTTCGCCTCCATCTTCTTCTAAACTTAGCCACATTGGTTTACTCATTTTAGCTAAAGCAATTTCTTTTATATCCTCATCGGTAACTGTTGCATGTAGAAGATTTGTAAATTTTACGTTTTTATCTTTAATAAAGATCGTTGTTTTTATTTCCATGATTATTGTTTTTATTTTTTTTAAAGATGTGCCGCTACAATCAAGTTACACGGATTATCATTTTCGTTTAAGCTATTGTATTACTATTTATTTTCTCTTTGCCTCCATGCGTTACAGCTTGCATTAAAATCTATATCAGCCTGTGTTTTTTCTTCTACTTGGTAAATCTTCCTGCCATCTATAATTACATAATAACCTTTGTCATCTTTTTCATAATCGTTTAGCTTTGCCATAACAATTTATTTTAAATGTTTGTGTTCTGATTTACTTAAAGGGCAATCCCCGACTTTAATGTAAAGTTTCTTAGCGTTTAGGTAGCAGCCGCAACTAACATCTTCTTCTTTTTCAAACGGGCTTAGGGGCAACATCATTTTTGTTCCGTGATAATACCCATACATAAGCGTTCTAATCCACGTTGGCAGCTTCTTTGATGGTAGTAGCTGCTTTCGTATGTTACTTTCAGATGTGCCGGTTATCTCTGATATTTGCTTATTTGTAAGCTTTAGAACCTCATTTACCTTTAACCAGTTTTCGTATGTGTATTCCATTTTGTTTAATTTCCTGTTTTTAAATTAATTACTAAACCTATAACTGCTAATAAACCGGCTAAAACTGCTAATAATGCAGATGAAAATAAAAATACCTCCGATAACTTAAAATAACTTCCTTTAAAATATAAGTAGCTAAGATATAAAGAGCATATTATTATAATCATAAATAAACATAATACAGATATAAATTTCATGTTGTTTATTTAAATGCTTTCGCTTGTTAATTTACCGTACTCACTTACTAATTGGTTAAAATTATATTCTGCTTCATCAATTAAAATACCTTTTATATATTTCAATTGAATATATATATCGTCATTATTTTTTAATTCAATGCCTGTACATTCAAGGCACATTTTATTTAGTTCTTTAAACTTTTCAGTATCCATAATAAATATTTTAAAGGGAGGCGTTAACCTCCCGTGTTTACGATGCTAACTTAAATTTTCTGTATTTTAATGCTATAATTTTAATATCAAGATTGGAATTATTCCCGTTAGAATAAATCTTAAATCTTTTTTCTGTATAAAGCCAATTGCCACCGTATCTACTATTCAATTCTTTATGTACATGACCATAGCAAGAACCATTTTTAACAATAAAGTATTCTTCTTTAATTTTATCTACTACTATACAATAGTAGTCTTTACCATCTTTAAAATCGAATCCCAAATCTATTAACATAATTTCTATTGCTTTAATTGTTTACTGTTTTAATTCTTACACAAATATAATTAGAATATATTCCGCACACAAATAAAAAGAATATTTTCCAAATAAATGGCTTAATATTCCCTTAAAGTGGTCTAACCCCCGTAAAATACGAGACAATTTCAATATATTCTCACTAAATAAATGCTGTTTATGCAAATGCTCTTGTGAATCTTATATTTTTTGTGGTATCAATTAACGATGCTATTTCTTTAATTTCCTCAATAGTGTAGTCACAATATATAAGTGAGTATAAAAATGATGTTTTTAAATTTGATTCTTCTGCGTGAGCCCTTTCAAAGTCTTTCTTGACTTTATCTATTAGAGCTATTTTTTTATTTACGTATTCAATTGTTATCTTCTTCATTTTAAACCTCTTTAATTGTTACACTTACCTTTATACACGTCCACCCTTTTTTAAGCCATGAGCGCCAAGAATAGCAGCCTACAAACCAGTTTATACACGACCTTTTTTTCTTAGCCATGCTGCTCTCTATAAACTTTCCTTTAGGGTCTTTTATTACCCACATTGTTAGGGATTTCATTGATTAGTTGCTTAGGGTTATGGGTTGGCCTGTGTATAGTTTATAATGATGTTTGCCCCAATCTACGTCGTAACCTAATTTGAAAGAACCATCCGTAACTATTAAAGTTCCTTTAAATGTTTTTTCTGAATGGTTACCATCGGTATATATAATTCTGTTATATTGTTCGTGACTAACTAACTGCCCTGGTTTACTCCAATCAATTTCCTCTTTAGCAGGATCGATTATTTCTGCCCAGATGCCGTTATTGAATAAGCAACACTCAGAATTGTACCAAAGCCTATCATGTTGGTAGAATATATTTTCTTGGCCTAATATTTCAGTTTCGTTATCGTAAACATCAATTATTTTGCTTAAAGGATTATACCCACGCTTCTTAGCCTCGTTTATTAAAGCGGTTTCAATTTCT